TGGAGCTGGAGCAGCAGCCGGGGGAGGGGCAGCCGCCGTAGCCGGTGCAGGCGCGGCAGCCGGAGCGGGTGGAGCCGGTGGAGGCGCTGGCCTTCTCGCTCTCTTCTGTTGGGTTGCCGCCGAATACTATCCCCGACACTCGGTGGAGTGGATTCGCTGTAGAAAATGGGTCCTCTCTCACCCCCTACTCACAAAAGTGTATGCCAAACACGGGGAGACCTTCGCCCTGTTCCTTCGCACCCACCCGGTCGCTTACTGGCTGTTCCGGCCGATGGTGGCATTTGCACGCCGCAGAGGAGCCTCGCTGTGATAACGCCTGGCCAAGCCATTCCCATTGAAGATGACGTTCGAGAGGGTCTGGGGATCGAAATCTCCCAGGCCATCGACGACACTGAGTCCAACAACTCGCTCCTCTTCCGGGACGTCGAGACCCATTGGAAATGGTACGAGGCCACCCCCGCCAGTCCCGGCCCCAAGAACTTCCCGTTCCGTGGGGCGTCAAACATCGTGGTCCCCCTCATCCAAATCATGGTGGACACGTTTGTAAACCGAGCCTACGCCGCGATCTTCGCGCAACGCGACCGTGTGTGGGCGGTTTCCACGGAGCGGGAAGATCAGGACAAGCAAGTGAAGGACGTCGGTCGTTGGCTCAACTGGGCTGCCAACAACAACGACTTCTCTATCCGCCTGCCCGCCTACGACCAAATGCTCGAAATGGCTGTCGTCGGCTCGTCCGTGATGGCGCTGAATTGGCGCCAAGACGTCCGCTGGGCTTACGTTGGAGGTCGGGCAGGTCGGAAACTCCAGGTCCAACAGGTCCGGTACGCACGGGGAGCGTTCCCCGAACACATCCCCCGTGAACAGATCCTCTGGGACACCAACCACCTCATCCAGGACGCACCGATGGTGGTCCGAGAATTGCGTACCCCCTGGTCGCACCTACGCAATAAAGCGGAACTCGACCCCGAAACCTACAACATGGAGAACATCATGTTGATCCAGGGCCAGGGGGGTGCTGGTCAGTCTCCCAGCCAACGGGTCCGTGACGCGAAGAACAAAGAGGACGCCCGGCAGATCAACCTCAAGACCGCCCACGAAGAACATGACATCCGAGAGGTACATCTCGAATGGCCCATGCTCGACGCTCTCGGTTTCAAGGGTGACAAGGTCCCCCGGCCGGGCACCGAGCGAGAGGACACTCCCTCTCCGCCCATCGTCGTCACCCTCGACCGCAAATCGCGCAAGATCATCCGACTGATCGCAGAACCCTACTACTTCCCCTACAAGCCGTTCTTCGACATTTTCTACCGGAAGAGGAGTGGGCGTGGTCACTCGGCGGGTATCGCCAAGAAACTCGAACACATGCAGAGGTCGATGACCACCAGTCTGAACCAGGCCCACGACGCTCGAACCCGAGCCAACGCGGTCTGGGCCAAGACCAAACGGAAGGACTATCTCAACAAGCCCCTCGACCCCAGCACCATGATCTACGACCCGGACATGAACTCCGTCGAGGCGTTCAACCTCGGGCCGCAGTCCACGTTCGACGACATGCGGATTATGACCGCAGTCAACACCATCGCCGAACGACAGACCGGGATGTCTGACCCCGCAATGGGTCGTGAGACCCGACAGGGCGGACACCCCTCACCTGCAACCTCCACCCTGGCCCTCTTGGACCAGTCGGAGATCATGCAGGGCACAACCCGGGAACTGATCCGGTCTCAGTACAGCAGGCTCGGAGAGGCAATCGCCTCCCTGTACCAGCAATTTGAAACGAACGCGGACGGTAAACTCCAAAGAGTGTTGGGTGTGGAAGACGCCAAGCGCGTCGAAACATTCTTGTTTCCCACGGATCCAATCTCGGGAACACTAATGTTTGACGTCGCTGCGATGTCTGGCAGCAACACCCCTGATGCCGAAATGAAGCGTGCCATCCTCATCAGCCAGATGAACACCAACTACTGGATCTCTGTGGTCCAGGGCGTCCAAATGCTCGAAAGTCAACAGGTTGGGCCAATGGTCAAGAAAGCCATTCTCGAAGGCATTCGGGCCGGAACAAAGGCTCACCTGAAATTCCTCGAAGCAGGAGATGTAGATGACCTTGAACGATACGTCCTCAGTCTCGCTGAACAGAACAACGCCAGCGGTGATGACCTACGAACAGCTTCTAATCGAGCCCAAGAAATTGCAGGCGGCAATTTGGGTCCTGGGCAACAAGGGGTGGGAGGACCTCCTGGTGTGGTTCCAGGCGGAGCGCCAAGCCCATTTGGAAGCCTCGGTGGACTCGGATGAGCCCGTCGTCCAAGAGTCTCACCGCACAATCGCGAAATGGCTCAAAACCTTCATCGGCCAGGGGACAGAGGATCTCCGGGCGATGGTAGAGGGCAAGCAGGACACCTCGGAGCCCAACGATCACTACATGGATTTCGATAGCGAAGAGGGGCAAGAGCCCTTCACGGAGCCGAACAGTTCGGAGTCCGAACCCCCCAGGGGTATCCACCAAGGTTGACAACAGCCCCCCGTGGGGCACTTTGAAAAGGGAGCGTTTAAACGATGAAACGCGCACTGACAGACAGGCTTCAGAGCATTGGCTTCTGTGCCATCGACGATCCGCTGTTCCCCGATGGGGGCGGCGGTGGAGACAAAGGAACACCCGAACCTGACCCGGCTGCGAATGGGGGCGACCCTAACCCAGATCCGGGTATCACCATGCAAGGAGCAGCCGAGTTGATTGTCCAAGCCCAAGCCCCTCTGTTGGAAAAGCTCAACGAACTCGGAGAGGCAACCGCGAAACTGGCCGCCAACGCTGCCAACCCGCAGAACCAGCCCAATCCCGGTCCCACACCCGACCCTGCCAGGGATGAGGACTTCCTCACCCAGTTCAGCACGGACCCCGAGAAGGCCGTGGATGCGAGAATCGCAGCGGGGGTGGCAGCCCAACTCGGGGCCGTCGCACCCATGATCGGGAACCTGATGAACTCAGGCACCTCGGCGTTCGTGGGCCTCGAAGCCCAGGCTATCGACGCAGAGTTCGGCGCCGGAGCATGGGCCAAGCTGTTCGACAAGCCCATGCAGACCATCGTGGACTCCTACCGCACCAACAACGCAACAGCCCTCGCCGACCGCAACACCATCACCCGAGAGGTCAATGGACTGAAGGGTCAACAGATCAACGAACTCATCGAGTTCCGTGACGGTGCCCGGAAGCTCACTGATGAGCAGATCGACGCCAACCGCAAGGCCCTCACTGAAAAGGTCCTCGAAGACGTCACCCAACGAACCAACATGACTGGTGGAATCCGGCGTCAGGAATCTGGCGCGGAGGAAATCACTGAAGGGGTCAAGGGGTACGTCGAGGAGCGCCAGCGGGCCATCGGCGGTAACGAGGACGCCAAGACGTTCATGGAGCGTACCGATTACGGTAACAGCATCGAAGAGTATCGCGCCCATCAGGAGAAACTGAAGGCCGCAGGGAGTACACAATAATGCTAGGCGGCGGAATGGATCTCGGATGGTGTGAGCGACTCGACAGCGATGGCAACCGAAACCCCCACATGGGAGTTGAGGAAGGTGTTGTGGGGTGTCACGTCGGTGTGTATGCCGGTCTCAATCTCTACAACGCTCAGCCAGGCAACGAATACCAGTGGATGCTGAACCCGAGTCGCCAGGGCAGTAGCCCAGCAGACTCCCTTCAGATCCACAAGATGGGTGGCACCGTCGTCCAAGGTGACGATCCCGAATACGCCGCCTTCCAAAAGATGGAGGGGATGACAGCCAGTCCCCTCGACACCTCGAACATCTTCAACGAACTCGTTTTGGTGAGGATCCCCGAGGCCCGGATGGCTGAGCGCCGCCAGGAGAACGTCGAAAAGAACGCCAAGATGTTGCGAGCGGGTCCTGAGGAGTCGTTCGTCGCAAGAGCCTCTGACGTAGAAAGTGAGAGGTATCAAGGAAGAGGGCCCACCCGCTTCGCTTTGCGCGGTCATCAGCTCCAATTCAACCACGACCGCGACACTGTCGAAGTTTCACTCCCTGATTCCGGAATCGTGAGAACCGAAAACATGGACTGAAAAAGGAGACACAAATGAGTGGCACAGCAAGAGGAATCATGCCGTTCATCACTGGCTCCGGTGGCCCGCGCGTCCGGTATGGGCGCTTGAACGCATCGGAAGCCTTTCGAGAAGGGGCATTGGTCGGCATCAACGATGAGGGTGAGGTCGAGGAATTTCCGGTAGACGGAAGTCCCGCGATCCTCACTGACGTCTTTACGTTGGCATCATCGGGTATCCTCGGTGGTATCTCGGCGATGGACGGTGACACCACCAGGACGGATGGGTTTGCTCGAACCGGCGGCACGGCTGGCGGCGCGGCTGATCTCATCAGTTACTACCCCTGGAATGATGGCAATTTGTTCATCACCAAGAACTTCTGGGCAACTGGAGATCCGACGACTGCTTCCATTCCCGCCGGAACATCGGTAGGTGACGATTATCTTATCGTCGCCCGTGCTTCCGATGACCTCTGGGGTCTGGAGTTGACCGCTGGTGTCCAGGGTACGAACCCGACCGCCACCATCCACCAAGTTCTCAATGTTCGGATGGAGCCGATTCTGGCTGACGACACAACCACCGGCAAGTGGGTTGTGTTTGAAATCAAAGCCGGAGTGGAGCAGGCCAACTAATGGGAACTTTCACCTTTAACCACCCGGAACTTCTCGAAAGAGACGAGAAAGACATCTTCTTCAAAAGTTTCGGCATGATCGACCTGATGTACACACTCCTGTTCAACACGAAGACTTCAACGAAGGCTTATGAGGACGGGATGCGTGTCGCGGGTCTGGGCACCTTCCACACCAAGGCAGAAGGCACGCCGGTCGGCTTCGACGATCCGGTCTCCGGGATCCGGGTGCGAACGGTCCACACGACCTACGCACTGGGTTTCCGCGTGACAATGGAGATGTCGGAGGACGATCAGCACGACATCATCAGCCAGATGCCCGCCGACCTCGGCGACAGCGCACGGGACCACCAGGAGCGATTGGCCTGGAGCCTGGTCAACGACGCATTCGCCGGGAACACCTACA